AACGTTCCTTATTCTCAAAATAATACAATGGTTTCGTCTTACCAGTAAATGTTATTGTTGCTTCATTAATGACAAAGTAATCTACAACATCGCCCAGTATGTTAAGTCTAAGTTCTAATAAATCTAGTTCATTATAAAAAGTGAACGTATCAAAGATGGTCATAATTAATGTTCAAAGTCATTCTAATGTTTGTAGTCGGTGAAGAACTAGCATGATATGCATGTAAACCCTCAAAGATTACACACTTACCTTTTTTAGGAGTTTCTCTATGTATAATCTTTGAATGATCATGTTCATCACAGAAAATTGTGTCACCATCAGCATCATTAATGTAATATAATGCCACAATATGTGGGAACTGTTGATCTATATGAAAGTTATGCGGTATCCCAAACTTTTTAGGGTTTGGATAGTGCATGGTAACATGTGCCCTTGCAATCGTATGCTTACTCATTCTAATATATTTACTAAAGAATGACAAATCATAACGATTTACAATATTATTTTTCACAACACGATCGTTTATTAAGGTGCAAGAAAAATAAGGATTTCTATCAGTCTGTAATTCATGACCTATGGGATGTGCACAATCAGGAAGATACCACCAAGGACCATTAGTTGCTGTCTCTTCAATTTTATCAGAAACTTTCCTAGGAAACTGGATCGTATTCAAGAATAAATCTTCTTTGTTCTTCACTGTTAGTCCATTCTCCTACATTTATGTAGTCATCAAGTGGCATCAAACTTACTGTCACATCAGTGCCTAGAAGCATCTTGTAATTAAGATGCTCACTTATACTGACATCTGTGCAGTAAAAAGTTTCGATGTTATCACTGCATAATGCAGCAGCGATTCCAAAAGTTCCAACTCCAGAGTTGGCAAGATGTTTTGCTGACAATAAAGTTCCGAAATCTTCTGCTACACTTTTAGATTGTATTGTAACCTTTGGATTCTTTCTGAGTTCATCTAGTATAGGATTATGACTATCTCCCTCGGTGACCACTATCGCCTGATTGAATCCTTCAATAAGTTGCAGATAAAAATAAAGAGGATTAGGGACATAGTTGCAAGGGTTAGAAACCCTCCTGTCAAAGACATCTCCACTCCTAATATGAATAACAATGCAATCATCAGGAAGTAAAACCCTCGGTGCTTGGATATGGGGTTGAATATATTTCTTACATATATGACGCATGTTTTCATAAATGAATTCTTCTTCGATATTGACTTCTTTATACGGACCTTCCCAGTAGAAGAACTTTGATCGTACTTCCTGACTATTCTGTCCAAACGATGTCGAGTGTTTTTTGATAATCTCATGCTCAATTGATTCAAATGTGGATTGGGTCAGTGCTGCTGCCATCGTGCCAACTGCACATTGTTGAACATTATTACCAAGTCTGCCATACCAATGGGAGATTTTCATTTTATAAACAATGTTCTCGCTTCAGCACCATGAGAGATAAATGGTCCCCATGTTACATTATCTATAACTTGAGGATCTATCCACCAATCCTCGAATTGATTTCCTCCATTAGCAACATCTCTTGCTACAATCTGATAACCTAAATCATTCAATATTCTTCTTTGTATATCTCTACACTCAGGTCCATGTGCATATAAATCTGATTCAAATGTAATCACAGAAAATCTGTACTCATCTAATGGTAGATTCTCAAGTGCTTTGAGTGTGATGTTAGGTGGTTCACAATCTATAGAGACATAATCAAACCTTTTCTTTTTCCAACCTTTATTTTTTATTGCTTCTCTCCAATCAAATGTTGTAGCATCTGCTAGATGACAATCATTTCCTCTCTGTAATACAAATTCACCTTGAAATTGTTCATCTATTTCTACTGAAATACCTTGCCAGTTGAATTCTGATTCAAGTAACCATGTATTATTAAATACTGTAGGATGATTAGCACCTATCTCTAGATATCTACCATTCTTTTTACTACCTAACATAGTCAAGACAAAGAGATCTTGATACGCTTGAGAGTGATTTTCTTTTATTTTTACTGAATGAATAAGTTCATCAGTTTTTTCATTGTACCTTGTATTCATCAATCCAATCACTAATTTCAATAGATGGCATGTATCCCAAAAGTTTTTTTGCTTTTGAAATATCAGCAAGAGTTACTCTTGCCTCTGCAGGTCTAGGTGGTATAAAGTTCTTAGTATATTGGTTGCAAATCATATCCGCTATTTGATTTACTGAATAATTAGTTCCTGTGCCAACATTTATTAGTTCACCACTTATATCACTCGCTCTCTCTGCTGCAGCAATATTTGCTTTGACCACATCATCAACATGAGTGAAATCTCTTCGTTGTTCACCATCACCTACAATTGTGAACGCCTCACCCTTTTTCCATTGCTCTAAAAATAATCCTACGACAGGTGCATATTGTCCTAGTAAAGGTTGTCTGTCACCATATACATTGAAGTATCTTAGATTTACTATATTAAGATCAAATAGATCTGAATACATATTACACATATTTTCTGCTGCCACCTTTGATACTGAATAAGGATTCAAACAATCGGGTGTCATATCCTCTCTAAGTGGTGGTTCATTTTTCAAACCATAAGATGATGAAGTAGATGAGTTTACGAATGCCTTGACACCATGCTCACGAGCATTTTGCAGTAGTGTGGTTGTTCCTAATACATTTGTCCGCACACATCCTACTGGATTCTTCAGTGCAATTTGTATTCTAGAATAGGCAGCAAGATGAAACACCCAATCAATTTTTGGCATCCCCTCATTTACACATGAGAAAACTTGCTCCATGACTTGTGCATCTGATATGTCTGCCTTGACATTCCATGCTTTATCATTCCAATAGAACTTTTGATTACATATTGAGGATTCATTATCCACAACAGTAACTTGGTGTCCCATTTCTAATAATTTGTCAACAAGGTGGGATCCTATAAATCCTGCACCTCCAGTAACGAGTGATCTCATACTAACCTGATGCTAATAAATCGTATTCTTTATTTCCAATAGTAGCAGATGATATAGTTTCTCTACATATCTGCATACTAATCCAATTATAGGTCTTTCTGATACCTTCTTCAAGTGTTTGTGTGTAATCCCAACCAAGTTTTTCTCTTATAAGATCATTGTTTGAGTTACGTCCTCTCACACCTAGTGGTCCATCTATATGATTCTTTCCTACTGTTTTACCAGATACTTTTGCAGCAGTATCAACAAGTTGATTTATTGTTACCATTTCTTCAGAACCTATATTTACAGGTCCCATAAAATCAGATTGCATTAATCTCCAAGTTGCTTCGATGCATTCATCAATGAACAGGAAGGAACGAGTTTGTAAACCATCTCCCCACACCTCGATGGATCCACCCTCCGGCGGGAGTTGAGCAACTTTACGGCAGATTGCTGCAGGTGCTTTTTCTCTTCCTCCATCCCACGTTCCTTCTGGTCCGAAGATGTTATGGTAACGAGCAACCCTAACAGGAATACCGTAATTACGACTATAAGTGAGATATAACCTCTCTGAGAATAATTTTTCCCATCCATATTCGGAATCAGGTGCAGCAGGGTAAGCGGATTCTTCACGACAATCGGGGTTGTTAGGGTCTAATTGATTATATTCTGGGTACATGCAAGCAGAACTTGAGTAGAATATTTTAGTAGTCCAATCTAGGCATGGTCTATTACATTCACTCCACCCTATTGATCCATCAAAAGTTTCATTCAACTTCTGCTGTGCATCTAATAGGTTTAGATTTATACTTGCAGAGTTCTGCATAATTTCAGCATCATTATCACCTGTAAAAATAAATCCTGCACCACCCATATCAGCAGCAAACTGATATATTTCATGGAATGGTTCGATGTATCTGTAGGGAACAGACTCGTAGAAGTTTCCTTGTTCTCCTTTATACTGTATAACTCTTTCAACGAAACTTTTATCTCTCAAGTCTCCTTGAATAAATTCATCTGCTTCTGTATTAGAAAATTCTGGATATTTGAGATCTACACCCCTTACCCAGTAACCTTCTTTCTTGAGTCTCTTGACCATGTGACTGCCGATAAAACCACCGGCACCTAGTACTAATGCTGTTTTCATAAAAACCTTAATGAGGATTTTTTGGCGGAAAATTTTTTCCCAAAAGTGGGAATCTAAAGTTCATTTCTGAACTTGGCAACTACCTGCTCTATGTAGTCTATCATAGGATCTGTAATTACAGGAGAACATCCTAAGAAAAATACATTATCTAGAACCTTAGATGAGTTAGGATAGTTAGCGTATGAATCAAGATGTTTGTAACCCGGATGTCTGAGAATATTACCTGCAAAATAGTTTCTTGTTTGTATCTTATTATCCTCTAAATATTTGACAAGTTGTACTTTATTACCTTCGTATACTATAGGTACACCAAACCAAGAAGTCTCAGCATGTTCTTTTTCTTCAATAACCCTCGCACCATCGATCTTAGAGAAGATCTCATGAAGTCGAGTTTTGTTGAGACGACGGATGCGATGTATCTCGTCCTGCTTAGTCAATTGTACAAGACCGATAGACCCTTGCAGATCGGCGGGTTTGAGGTTATATCCTTGAACTCCGAAGACATACTTATGATCGACATCATGGTCGTACCCTTCCAACCAACGACTAAATCTTTGTCCACAGACACCGTTGGGCAATTTATTTTGGGATCCTACACAATAGCATCCTCTTCCCCACCAAGCATACGATCTGGCGATCTGGATTATCTCTTCGATATTAGAGGAGACCATACCTCCTTCAATAGTAGAGATATGATGAGCTGGATAGAAAGAACAAGAAGCAGCGACGGCGTGTTTGGTAAGAAACTGACCTCTCCACTTGCTACCGAGGGAGTCACAGTTGTCCGCGATGTATTCGAGTCCATAAATATCCAAAATTTCGAGAAACTTATCGAAGTCATAGGGATTTCCCAGAACAGGAGAAGAAAAACACGCTCTAGTTCTACTGGTAATCTTGGATTCTAGCATCTCAAGATCCCAATTCAAATCAGTGTAATCAATATCTACAAATACAGGTTTGAGATTGTTCTGTATGATGGGATTGATAGTGGTAGGAAAACCACATGCACATACTAGTATTTCATCTCCATCTTGCCACCCAAAATATTTTTTGAGTGCAGCAACCATGACAAGATTTGCAGATGATCCACTATTAACCATCAAGTTATATTTGAAACCAAACCTTTTACCAAACTGTGCTTCAAATTTATTGACTTGTTCTCCTGCAGGTAACCAATTTCCACTCAATAGAGTTGTAATTGCAGCAACAGGTTCTTGCTCATCCCAATATGGACCAGAATAATAGATATTGTTACCGGGTTTCCAATCTTTATTAGCAAGATATGGGAATAGATTCTCTCCATCACCTTGTAATTTTGATATAAAATCTGATACCTTATTTTTTATTGACATAATTCCCTCACTATATCCTTTGTATCATACATTGGACTAAATCCAAGTTGATCTAATTTACTCGTATCTAAACAAAAATGTTGCAAACCTTGTACCACTTTGTGAAAATCTGGTGTATCTATGCTAATAAGATTTCCTCTATAATTACATATTTCACTCGCTAAGTCAAGCACCTCTTTCACTGATGTTTCTTTTCCAGATCCTATATTATAAATCTCATTAAATTTACCCTTCTCCATTACCAACTTAATAGCACGACATACATCAGTCACATGCATAATGTCCCGTGTGTGACTTCCATTATCATATACTTTAAGATCATTATGATTTTTTATTTCTTTGATCATCCATGTAATCGCATTCTTTTGTTTCGTTGCTTTTGTATCACCATGACCTATGACATTACATAATCTCAAAATTCTATATCTCATACCGTAGGTCTGTGCAAATGATTTGATTAGATCTTCTGCACATCTTTTTGTTATAGAATAAAATCCATTTGGTTTTAGATGATCACTCTCTTTGGCAGGTATATTACCACCTGCTCCATACACAAACCATGATGACACAAAGTTGAAATTAATATTTTCATCTCTACAATATTCTAGAACATCACATAGCACCTTCAAGTTTGTATCAACATCAAGAGTTATTCTATCATGCACATGATAATTGTGAGTTGTAGATATCATGTATAAGATATCTTTTGATTTAGGTTTACGTTCTTCTCTAGGAATTATTTCTACATCTTTATTATAAAGACGTTGAAACTCTCCTCCAACGAAACCGCATCCGTATAGTGAAATCATCTATTCAAATACCAGTCAATAGTATGTTGCAAACCAGTGTCAAAATTCATGATCGGTTTCCACCCAGTTTTGTTATACAACTTAGTATAACTCATAGCGTATCTTTTATCAACTCCCGGTCTTGCATTTGAAACACCGATTAGATCGTGTGACTTACCTAGTATATTAAGTATTTTTTTGACTACAGTTTTGACATCAAGTTCACAACCACCACCTATGTTATAGGTGTCATTCATAATACCTTGTTCTTCTAGCATCCAGATAGCACGACAATGATCCTCAACATATAACCAATCACGTATCAACTTACCTTCACTATGCATATAAGTCTTTTTACCTCTCATTGAGTTTATGATAGTAAGAGGTATAAGTTTCTCTATATGTTGATGCGGTCCATAATTATTGGAACAGTTTGTTATAAGGTAAGGAAGTTTGTATGTATTATGCCATGCCTTTACAAAGTAATCTGATGCTGCTTTACTAGCAGAGTATGGATTTCTTGGATCATATGGTGTGGTCTCTGTAAATATGTCTTCATCATCGTAATCTAATGAACCATATACTTCATCAGTAGATACATGATGAAATTTTTCTACTCCCACCTCTAGTGAAGCGTTCATCAAATTGATAGTGCCTATCACATTTGATTCTAAAAATGGTTTATAATTTTTGATTGAATTATCTACATGACTCTCAGCAGCAAAATGAAATACTTTGTTTGGTTTGTATGTTTTGAAGATATGATTGACATGTTTTTCATTTGCAATGTCACACCATACAAATGTAGTCTTGGTATCTTTTTTAATAAAGTTTATATCAGAAGCATATGATAAAGAATCTATGACAACAATCTCATCATCACATACTCTCTGAATATAATTTACAAAATTACTTCCTATAAAACCGGCACCACCAGTAATCAGTATCATT